TCGGAACCGCGGACGAATATCGCAGCACCGCGTGCATAGAGGTTGCGCTAGATTGGTGTGCACGCTTGAAAGATGAGGTGAAGACATTGCGCTCCAAAACGAACGAACTAGAGCAGACACGGAAGGCACTACGAATCCTCGCTAGCGCGGCTGATCCGTTCCTCGCCGATCAGTCTAAGGCGACTGATGAAAGGGTGGCACTAGTTCAGCCGGTGACAGTGAAGGAGGCCGAGGAACTGAATGCGGCGTGTAAGGAAGCGTGGGAGGTGCTAGATGAAACCAGCAACATCTGAGATCAAACCGTGTCCGTACTGCGGTGCACACGAAGACTCTTGGACTGATGTCGGACAATCTTCTTACACCGACAAATGGCAGACTGTTTGCCTTAGATGCGGGGCACGTGGACCCTGGGCGGATTCACGAGATGAGGCCATTGAGCTGTGGAATCGGAGGGTAGGTGACCAGAAATGATGTTACGCGAACCATATCAGGCTCAATGGAACCATCCGCTCGATTGGCAGTACCAAGGCGAAGATGGTTGGTGGTATGCAGAATGTGACCGGGCGATATCGCAGAGATGAAAGCTCGCGTGCGGGCAGCATCCCGTGGTAAGGAGCCGTTGATGCTAAAGGTGAGCTGTGGCAGACGGCGTTCCAGCGTAGATATTCAAGGGAGGTCGGGTGGGGAATCCGACCACGCGAGCCGAAATTGAGAAGGGGGTGATTTGCATGATAAGGTATAAAGACATCATCGATGAGCTGAAAGATCGAGGCAGATATCTAGAAGCTGATAGGATCGAGAACGAGGTCAACCGCTACGATACTGTCCGTAGTCCTTATGATCTTGAGTTTGACATCATGGACCCACGGGCGCGGCAAGCGGCCAAAGAAGTTCTGTGGGAAAGCGAGGGGTGGTAGCACGGAAATGGGCTCGCGTGCGGCGTGGGGCTAATGAGATGACACGCACGGCCCCCGTGGTCCTGAAACGCTATAGCCGCCACGGGATAGGCCGGATCGGGAAGTTCGGATAAACGAACCCGTGCAGTCGGTGCAAATCCGGCCGCGCGAGCCAAGGGTGAAAGGAGCGGCGGTGGCGGAATGGGTCAAACGCCTACGAGAGGAGCTACCGTTAGAGGCAGCGTGGAAACGCTTCTGATACCACGCCGTCCGGGTTCGAGTCCCGGTCGCCGCTACAGAAGGAGGTCTAAATGAAGGTTGGATGGTTTAGCGAGATGTGGAAGCAAACCTATGAGTCCTTATCCGCCGAACAAATTATGGCATTGATTGAGAGCGGTAAGTATGAATTGCCGCCCGAAATATCCCTTTTGCTTATCCCGGACAATATGAAATTGACCGAACTTACGGGCGATGATTGGAATGATCGTCCCGCCAACTGCAATGCCAGCGGCGTGGACAGTCCCACCGGGGTTTACGTGCGATTCATCATTGGCCAGAAAGTGCCAGACTATGTGGCAAAGGCACTGAGGCGATGGGAGCAAGAGATAGAAGAAGGGGGCGGGTGAGCGTAATGACCAGCATGGGTTGCTCTTGGTCGGAGGCGAACCTTCGGCAACAGGGCGGGTTCAATTCCCGCTCGCCGCTATAGCAGAAAGGAGGTGTAGAATCAGGTCATGAAACTGACAAGACGGGAAGGCGCAATATCGGTAGCTGAAGTATGGCACGCCAAGGTTGCGATGAGGGAGAAGATTCGTGATGCGATTATCGCCGCAGTAGGGGAGTTTGAGGCTATTACCCGTTTGATGCCTAACGCGATTACTGTGGACATTCTCGGCCCCGATCCCAACCGACGAACCCAGCGGGATGTGTGGAGTGTCGATGTCCGAATTGATGTCTGTCTTTGAAGGAGGAGACAATGAAGGATGGGCAGGGAGACACGTTCGATCTAAAAGCATTAGAGGAGAAGATCCGCAAGGCGATTGGAACGATCGAAATACCAGTTGAGTTTGAGATGCCGGAGATAACGATCGAAACGATTGACGTTTCGGCATTTGGTGACCTAGATCGGCGGAAGAGGCGATACACTCCTGGGTATATAACGTTTCATCTAGTGGCAAGCGGAGGTGGGAACGATGAGAACGATCCGCGTGTTTGATAGCGTGGATGCTGGTCTTATCGGGGGCGGCGTATTAATGTCAGTTGGTATCTGCTTGGGCAACTTCCCAGTGTGCCTGGCCGGCATAGTGATCTTCGGTATCGCGGCAACATTCGGAGTCTGGTTTCCTTGGAGGCATTGAGGTGACTGAGCATAGCAACAGTTTCCGGAAGGAACTTTGGCTGGTGGGAGAACTGGTTAACAAAATGCCTGTAACCGTAAACGGTGAAGGGCACGAACTAGAGATAAAATGGGCTGACGAGATGGTAGGAGTAATCCCGGTATTCAAATCTGCGGCGGGCGCAGAGGCTTATGCTAAAAGACAAGAAGAAATCCACGGCGGCAGGAGAGAAGTTTGGGCGGTTGAGATAGTAAGGCCGAGGAGGCATTGACATGGCTGAGCGTAGCAGTACTTTCCGGAAGCAGGTTCTAGAGGCCGACAGCTACGAGTGCCAGAAGTGCGGATCGACAGAGAACCTCGAAGCCGATCACGTGGTAGAGAGGGGGATGGGAGGGATCCCTAGCCGGGACGAGATTGCGAACGGGATCACCTTATGCGCCCGATGTCACCGACAGAAGACGGAGAAGCTTTGGTTTATTGAGCGTTGGGACCGCGATGATCCAGAGAACGGCTTGGTCATCCGGCTTAGGGACGGGACCTATGTACTTAAGGCAGACATCTGGTTCTACCTCCGACAGGAACGCGACAAGGTCAAGGAGGAGACGGCGTTGCTCACGAACCTCAGCCTGTCTGAAGGAGCGCGGGCGATGATGCTATGGCACGTCTACACGTACTATCACCTCGTCGAGCCTGGGACGACTCCCGATCAATACGTAGCGAGCATCGGCCTTGATCCGGTTCGCGCCCGTGAGGAGGCTGAGCTTGCCGGGTGGGTGAAGGAGAAGGGTGTTGTCTGGCCGGACGGGGTGAACGCGGCCAAGGTTGCCCTCATCCGTGAAGCCGAGGATATGCCAGCAGAGGAGATAACGACGTGGCTTAACAAGGCCCGCGACTCATCCTACTCAGATCTTGCCCGTGAGCTATTCAGAGCCGGGTTGCTTCCAGAGAACCGGTCGCCGGTCCATCTATACGCCCAGGTTCCCTTTGAGGCGATTACGTGGCAGTTCAGCGATGATGAGACGGCTATCGAGCGTAAGCCGGGGAACGTTCTTCTCCGGGTGTCGAAAGTCTACTCCCCCCTCCGGCGGGCACGGGGGAAGCTGTACCTTCGCGATGGTTTGATCGAACGGGAAATCGCGTGATAGACTTGACAACGATGACGGAACGTGATAGGCATTTGACGCAGATGTCGAACCAGGGGCGGAAAGACAGATCCTATGCCAGCTAGACTGAGCGAGTTGAAGATTGCGGCGATGGAAGAGGACTGGATCACGTCTCCTGTACAGCCTATTCGTAAGAAGTTTGCCAGGAAGCACAAGGTAGCTGAATCCACAGTCCAGTACTACTATCAGAGACGAGAGTGGAAGAAGAAAAGGGAGATGTACTTTGCGGGCTTGGCAAAGCGCGTGGCCGAATTGGAAAAGCAGCTCAAGGTCGGGACTAAAGGGGATAAGAAGGGATGGGTTGATCGGGAGACAGCGACAGCGGCGGTCGAGGCGGACGTCGAGGTAATCGGTCGGGAGACAGCCGCAGTGATCGCTCAGGATCGATCAGCTACCCTCCAGGGAATTGACTGGCTGAAGAAGGCGTTGCTTCAACTGCTTCAGAACATCACGACGAGGAATACCTATCCGGTCCTTGCAACGGCGACGACTCCGAGAGAGATAGTCATGAGGATGCAAGAGTACATCGGACAGATCCCACCAGCGGAAAGGATCAGGCTAGTTCCTCAGTTGGCGAGGGCGGTGACTGAGGTCATCAAACTCGAAGAGGTAATGGAGGGGCGGGCGACAGAGAGGATGGAGCATGTTGTCGGCGTCCCTGTTGAGGTTAATCTAACCCCAGAAGAGGAGGCGGCATGGGAGAGGATACGGCGGAAGATCGAAGAGGCACGACGGGTTCAAGGGGTCCTAAGCGGTTCCTGACCCGGAGGCAACGGCGACAGTTGCGGCAAGAGATTCAGCGCCGCAAGCGAGTTCGATCGAACGGGAAGCCGGACGTGAAGGAACGTCGGCGACGGCACAAGAGGGAGCGGAAAGCTCGGCAAGAGATGTATAGGAGGATGTGATGAAGTGGCTGCGGATGATCAAGTCACGGTGGAAGAGATGGGAATATAACCTAAGCTCCCTGCCGGCACCCGGTACTGACTGCTGGGTAACCGATGGGAAACACGTGTGGTATGCATACTTTGACCCTCATAGTGCGGGCGGGTGGACGAATGGAGACTGCTGGGAGGACTTTGATGGGAAGGTTGTGGCGTGGATGGAAATCCCGCGTCCCAGACCCCCGATGAATAGGAGGATGCGATGAAGTGGCCGTGGGTGTCGCGTAGGCGGTATGAGGTGGAGATAGCCAGGCTCAAAGGCGAGTCGGCGTTGGAGAAGTACTCCCTTCGGCAACAGGCAAGAAGGAATCTGAGGGAAGCCATTGACCGCCTTCCCAGTCTTCATTCCAAGCTGGAGAGATTTCTAGATCTTGAGGTGAGTGCATTTATCAGTGAAGCCAATGAGTGGTTCAGACCGGATGGTCCGGTTACGCTGATGTTTCGGTTGAACATCAGCCAGGATCTAGTTCGAGGGGTCGCCAGTGAAGAAATGGCTGCTTTGGTAGCGGCTGATGCAGCAAGGGCGATCCGTTACAAGATCGAGGAGATGAAGGAGGTCAACATCCCGGCGATCCTTGCGGAGGCATTACGGGAGGACTCACAACATGACGGAGATTGACTTTTCTCATTTTGAGATTGATCTTTCCCATCTTTTGGATGGGGTTAGCGTCGAGATAGAGTACGTGGAAATGGAGGGGAAGTTTCCTCGTCCCAAGATCATCTACACATTCACACCTGAGGCATGGGAAAGGCTGAAAGATACCCCGATGGTTCATCTACCGGCGGATGTGGAGTACCGGATCCTGACGGAAGTCCCGATGGAGAAGTTCATGATAAAGGATGGCGATGACGAAGATCAGCGATGAACTTCTAGCGATCCAAGCGCAAGATCCGTACCTGTGGGCAGTCCAGAACTACATGATGCCCGACGGGAAGCCCTACGGGATCTACTCGCCTCCATTCGTCATGCCGTACCTGCGGGATGTCTTTCGGGCGTTTGCTCGGTTGCCAAGGCGGGGGCGGTTGGTGTTCATGAAAGCGGGGCAGATGGGGCTGACCGAGCTAGGAAAGATATGCGCGTTCTGGTTCATGGACGTTCGCCAGGAAGGCGTCCTCTATATGCTCAGAACAGATGGTGAGCTTGGACAGTTCGCTCAAGCACGTATCGACCCTCACATTCAAGCATCGCCGTACCTTGAGCGGGGTTTCACGGACGTGGATAACGTTCACCTGAAGATCGGATGGGGCCAGACGCTTTACCTCCGAGGCTCAGTAGCAACGGGTAAGATGCGAGAGATTCCGGTTGGATTGGTCGTGCGCGATGAGTACGAGGTCCAGGATCCGGAAGGAGCGAAGCTCGCAGAGGCCCGGTTGGGACTGTCGCAGTATCAGTACCTACTGGACATCGGGAATCCGAAATATCCAGAAGGGAAGCTACACAATGCCTACCTTGAGGGGACGCAAGAGGAGTGGGAGATAAAGTGTGATGCCTGCGGCGAGTGGTTTATTCCACGGTGGCCGGATTCAGTTGATGCGGAGCGGCCTGAGGATCTGATCTGTCCTAACTGTGGTGAGGCGGTTGATCGGCTTCAACGTGGCCGTTGGACGGCTCGGAATCCAGACGCTCCTTACCGATCATTCCACATTTCCAGACTGGTTAGCCCAAGGATTCAGCCAGGAGATTTCATCACTGAGTGGAACGCAGCGAAGGGGAACCCGACACGAGAGCAGGTCTTCTACAACATGTGGCTCGGCCTTCCCTACGCTCCCGGCGGAGCTAAACTCGATGAGTCGATCGTCTCCGGCTTGCCGTGTTCAGGCGAGATGAAGATGAGCTGTAACCAGCCGACGGTCATGGGAGTTGATGTGGGCGCGGTGCTACACGTCGTGGTGAGGCTTCTGTCGGGAGGAATCATCTGGGCAGGTGAGGTTGACTGGCCGGCGTTGGATCGGCTGATCGGTGCTTACAACGTCGTCGCCTGTGGGATTGATGCTATGCCGGAGACGTATGCGGCGACGAAGTTCGCCCAACGGTTCCCTGATATCGTGTCCCTGATCCGTTATCACAGTAGCCCGCTCAGTATCAATGTCACTAAGAAGATTGAGGAAGGGGTGACCGTCTTGACCGTGCCTCGCACTGCGACGCTAGACAAAGCGTTCCAGTTGATCCACGTGGGGGAGCTGGCAGTGCCCAGCACGTTACCAGATGGCTTCTGGAAGCACTTCTTCGCGCTAACGCGGCAAGTGGTCGATGACGGTCACAAGACCTACGCGACGTATGTTCAAGACGGCGGGCGACCCGATCACTACGCCCATGCTTTCAACTACTCAGAGATAGTTCGGGAAGGGCAATCCTTCCACGAAAGGGTCCAGGTGTTTATATGACAGATCGAAGAGGCTTGAGCATCAGGTGTCTGCCTGAACTGATAGCGGCGTTGGATGAGGCTGACAATCCTCCGGTAACTGATGAGGAGGTGTGGGAGTGGATTAAGAAGTGGCGTGAAGTAGAGCGGTCGCTCTACACCGATGAGAACGAGGGCAATCGGGGTGCGGCATACATCACGCCATACGAAATCAGGAGTATCATCCGAACCTGGAAGTATCGGCACGGAGACGGACGCAACTGTACCCGATATCGCCAAGGAGTATGCCGGATCCTCCGCTATGCGCCGCGAAAGGAGAGTGTGCAATATGTCCTTGGAATAGGCATGGCGAGTGTCCGGCGATGGGATATGACGCGGTATAAGTCAGTTGACATCACTGAGCGTGATGATGCGTTCCTTCTGCATTTTCGGACTGATCGAGAGGGGCAACGTGCGTTCGGTCGCCGGGGTTCCGGGGTTTACGGGATCAGGAGCGTAGGATTCAAGCCGCTATGGTGGCATGGAGAATGGTATAAGATAGAACATCTAAAAGGCGACGACTTCGTTATTCCCAAGGAGCCGTTGGAAGGAGATGGATATGTGGCCGGTGAAGCTAGCTGATGGGATATACGAGGCGGTGTTTGGCTTCCAGTTCATCCGAGATGATGAGAATAAGCACCACCTAGAGCTTCGATTGATGGGTGGCGGGCGGATCAGGATGACCAAGTCGATCACTAGTGATGAGCGCGAAGCGTTGGGAAAACAGATCGAGGAATGGAAGCCGGGTGACGACCCGATCGTGATAGGATGAACGGATTACTAGAAGCGACTGGCAGCTTTGCGTTGCTGGTGAGCTTTGCGGTGAGTGCGGCGTGTATCTTCTGGTATCTGACGACGAGTGCCGATGATGCGCGGGGTCTACCGGCGAAAGGGCGGTTGGTCTATCGAGCAGGGCGAGCGTTCGTCTGGCTTTACGGGGCGATCGCTGTGACGATGATCGGGCGAGAGGTAGCAGCTCACCTTGAGGAGTCGGTGTACGGCATGGCGATTGTTGCCTCCGTGGTGGTGGCGCTAGTATATATTCTGCGAGGGGTGAAGCATGTCTGACGAGCAGGACAGGAAAGATCGAGCGGCGATCAGGGAGGTAGCACGCAAGTTCCTCCAGGCGATCATGGACGACGAGGACTGGCGACCCTACGCTCAACAGACGTTCCGAGAAGCAAGAGTCCAACCAAACATCCCAGTCTTTCGCGCCTTCGAGGTAGGAAGGACGCAGAGGATGGCCGGGGCAAACGACAAGGTTTTCCGGGCTGTGTACGTTAAGATGCAGCTAGGGCCGTCCAGCATAGCGGGGATCGAGTGGATCGAGGCGCGGTTGACGGCGGTCAAGGAATCGGCCCCGTACACGCCCGATCCGAACGGAGAGTGGGGCATTTGCCCGACATCGTGGACGATGGTGAGATGAATCGAAGACAGATCAATGAGGCTGTAGCGCAACTGTTCACAGAGCAGTTTGCGATTCCGGGGATCACGGCGGAGTTCACGGTCTGCGTTACGCATGGCGTGGCGCGGGTAGTCAAACTTGGGAAGCTGGTGTTGATGAAGGATGGAGAGCAGCGGTTCCATCTCATTCCATCACAAAGCCACGATCCAGGAGGTCCACGTGATTATTCTGACCGAGGCAGAGCAGCGGTTGGCGCGGTATCTGGCCCAAGAACGTCCAAGGCGTAACCGAGCGGCGGGAGTCAAGGATCAACTATCCGGCGGTGACGCTGAGGCGGTTGAGCTTGACGGCGTAGGTGCAGAGTTGGCGTTCTGCCGACTGATGAATGTCTATCCCGATCTGAGTACAGAGCCTAGGAGAGGCGGGGGGGATTGTGTCGTGAACGGTGTGCCTGTTGATGTCAAGACTACTCGCTACAACAACGGGCAACTGATCGTCAAGGAGAAGATTCCCAAAAATCATGCGACCGTCTACGCCCTCATGGTCGGGAGGTTCCCTGAGTACGACTACCGAGGCTGCGCGTTGGCGAGGGACATCCTCCGCCCGGAGCGGTTGACGAAACTTGGAGACGGGAAGGTCTACGCGGTTGATCAAGAGGACTTGGTGATGTGGAATGGGACGATCGACGCGGTCTTTGAAGTTGCGCTGAAAGAGGAAGAGTGGGCATTTGTCCACGCAGTTCACAATGCGTGGGAACTGGCGTGGGTGCGAATGATGCCGAATCATGATCCGGCAAGCTCGATGGGGCGAATGGATGGGTGGGATTGACTATGACAAAGGTATTTATTCACCCCACTGCGGTAATCGACGATGACGTACAGATCGGAGAAGGAACGCGGATCTGGCACTTTACTCACGTAATGCCAGGAGCGCGGATCGGAAAGAACTGTACCTTGGGACAGAACGTATTCATCGGTGAGAACGTCCTGATCGGCGACGGCGTGAAGATTCAGAACAACGTTTCAATCTACGAAGGAGTCACCCTGGAAGATGACGTGTTCTGCGGGCCAAGTTGCGTATTCACCAACGTCAAATGGCCTAGGGCGGCTCGCCCTGTCTCACCTGCTCAATATGCACGAACGGTGGTGAAGAGAGGTGCGACGATAGGGGCGAACGCGACGATCGTCTGCGGTGTGACCATCGGAGAGGAGGCGTTCATCGGCGCGGGGGCTGTGGTGACGAAAGATGTCCCAGCCCGCGCATTAGTGTACGGGAATCCGGCTAATGTTCAGAGATGGTTGGAGGTGGCAAGTGGTGAAGAAGGCGGCGATAAAGCCTGATCGCAGAAATGCTAGGCTACATCCTGAGCGAAACCTAGAAGCCGTTGAACAATCGCTCAAGGAGCTAGGAGCGGGACGCTCGATTGTGGTCGATCGGAACGGTGTCATCATTGGCGGGAATGCTGTCTATGAGAAGGCCAAGGAGCTGGGCATACCGATCAAGGAGGTTGAGACGGATGGCTCGGAGTTGGTAGTGGTGCGGCGGGTGGACTTGGATACCGATGATCCGCGTAGGAAGGCGTTGGCGTTGGCTGATAACCAGATCGCCCTTCTTGCGGAGTGGGACAATAATGTTTTATGGGACCTCAAGGAAGAATTGACCGGACAATTAGATCTGACTGCATTAGGATTTCCTGCTTTAGATCTAACGCCGCCGTCTCCATTCACAGAGGATGAGGCGGGAGCGTCTGTGAGGAACCCTTTCCTTGCGGGTTACCGATATTTCCCTATTATTGTACCGGAGGAAGATGCAGAAATTGTGGAAACATGGTTCAACGAGCATCTTGGAGAATGTAACGACGGGCTGAGCCGGGGGCAAGCATTTGTGAAATGGATGAGGGAGGATTCATGAGAATTACAGGGCAGTTTCCCTTCTGTTCAGCGCCCTTGTCGGTTGATACTTATGTGGGCTGCCAAGGGCGATGTGTATATTGTTTTTCCCAAAACCGTGCTGATGTAAAAGGGTACAAGGCAAGGCAAGGGCCAGTCGCTAAGGAAACGAGAAGCATAGAGCATCCTCCTGAGGTTGTGATGACTTCACCTTTGCGGGATTTGGCTGCGCATTTAGGAGGACTTACGGATCCCTTGCCGGATGTAGAAATAGAGTCCCATCGTACGGCGAAATTCATCGAACACGTACTGCCGACGCGGGCAATCATGATGTCCACAAAGAATGATATACGTAAGTTTCCGCGTGTAATTGAAGCGATTAAGAAACGTCCCGAGGCGTTCTTGTATCAAGCCAGCATCGAGACAGATGACCCCAAGGTTTTTAAAGTCATAGGAGGGGAGGCGCAGGCGAGTATTGATGAAAGGCTAGGGGGTATAGAAAAAATGTCTTCTTTAGGGGTTGCTTGTGTGGTTCGCATGCAGCCGTTCGTTCGTAAATGGTGGGGAGGGCTTCATACTTTTCTGCGCAGGGTCGCCGATGCCGGAGCCAAGGGAGTAATAGTGGAGCATCTGAAATTCGGAGCCGGGAGTACGCGATGGAATCGTTTGGCCGAGGCGCTTGAGAAATTGTCCATGTCGTTGGATGAATTAGGCCCGAGTAAACGGGAAGGGGATAGATCGTTGTCTGTTATGGAGAAGATCGAGAATTATGGCGAGGTTGCCGAGAGCGCCCATCGCGTAGGAATAGCTTGCTTCGCTGCTGATAATGTGATTCGCGGCCTAGGAGATTCTCCCTACTGCTGCGGGCAAGAACTAATGCGAGGCTTTCAGGACGGTTGGGTGCACAAAGATAATTTGACTGCTCAAGCGTGGAGGAGGGAAATTATAGATGCGCATCTTCCAGTATTCCGTGAGACGCCGGGCGGCATATTAGCGGGATCGGGATTAGCGCAGTCCACGGCAGCGCTTGTACGGCTTAAGAGAATGACAGCGGAAGACGTTCTGTTGGAGTGGGCTAAGGATGATTGCCGGATGAGTGGGATGTTCCCTTTCGCCCGGAAAGTCGCTCCTGGTGTATGGCGGCAATCAGAGGAGTGGTTAGCCTATTGTAAAAAGATACGGCGGCCAGAATTCGTCAGATGATACCTTTTCGGGATACTCCTATAGAAAAATATGACTGCGGAGGGCGTTCGGTGCTGGTGAAGCGGGAGGATTTATGCATTGACGATGATGAGGCTCCGCCTCTTGCAAAATTGAGGGGCGTTTACGAACATTTAAAGACTATCAAAATCAATGACGAATTGCGCGGCGTGGCCGTGTTTGACACGCGGGTGTCCAAAGCTGGGTGGGGAGTCGCTTATCTTTGCAAGGCTATGGGTTTGCCGTGTCATTGTTTTTTCCCTTGGCTTAAACGGGATAAAGAGTTTGCGTTTCAACAACAAAGGAGTGGGGAATTAGGGGCTATTCTACGCCCGATGAGAGGGGGTAGAACGGCCGTCCTTTATGCACAGGCACGGATGGAGGCGGTCCGGGAGCGACTTTACATGCTTCCGCTTGGGTTAGTTTGCCCGGAGACCGTGAATGCTCACCGAAAAGTCGCCACTACGTTGCCTAAAGGAATCCCTGTTGTTTTAGCTATGGGGACGGGGACGATAGCGGCGGGAGTGGCGCTAGGTATTAAAGAAATAGTGTATGGTGTCTCGGTGGGGATGTCTCCCGACAAGCAACGGAAACGAATGCGCCGATTGATGCTTTCAGCGGGTGCTGATATTGCCATGGCTGACGAAGCGTTGGCTCGAGTGCGTATATGGGTGGACCCGCGCGATTATTACTCCCCCGAGATGCGCCCGGTTCCTTTCCCTAGTTCCATTTGGTACGATCGCAAAGCGTGGTATTGGCTTAGTGAGCATCACGAACTGCGCGAAGCGGTGTTTTACAACATAGGGGCGTAATTGGGAGGTGCTTGACTTTTATAACCTTATAGGGTATAATACGGATATCAAAACAGCAGAGGAGGGCGAAATGAATCAGGTGACGAGGATGGGAGCTACGGTTGATGCGATCACGACGCTCATGAAGGTAGCCGGTTTCGACGCAGAAGGAAAACCGTGGCAGCAGGAGTGGTACGAGACGGGATCGAGCGATGTCCGGCGTCGTGTGCGAGAGCTGCGGAAGTACGGGTACTATGTCACCGTGACGCAAATGGGGCCTACCGTCACACCGCACGGTTATGAGGTTCCTATGACACGACTAACGATCCGTGGGCACAAGGAGCCGGGGGATCTTCCTCCGGTGATCGAAGTCAAGTGGTAGGAGATAAGAAGGTAGCGATGCAGTTAAAGGAAGCAGTTACCAAGGCGTGGAGGATTTATAAGGGGTTCCCTTATAATTCCTCAAGTTCCGTCGTAGTCTACCGCGACGAAGAGGACGAGGATAGCTACTTTGTCGAGGAATTCGCCGGTGATGGGTGGATCGCGGGGGCGGACGAAATATTGCGACTGGATGCCGAAAGGTGGTACACCGGGACGCGGCGCCCCAAAAAGATACTCTTGCGCGACGCTTTGGCGCTTGCGCGGGAGGGGGTTTAGAGATGGAAGCAAAGCAAATAAGAGGGCACAGCCCTCTCGCAGTCGAACGACTAAAACTAGCCGCAGTCAATATCATCGATGCGGCCCTCGAGGGGGGATACAGTACAAAGGGCAAGCGGGCGGATCGTTATCCAGTCCCTACTGATAATTTGGACGAGCTAGTAAATGCCGTTTGGGAGCTTGTGGAAACATCGGAAGCCTAGCCCCCTTACGCAGCGGCCGTGGGTTAAGGCCCCGCCCGGGTTCGAATCCCGGGCGGCCGCTAGATCGAACCGGCGAACCCCCGAGACGCCGGCGAAAGGGGGAGGGAGGGAAACGATGGTTTCGATTCATGTCACTGATGATGAGGACCTTTCCGCTCCGGTCGAGGACTGGGGTGCGGAGGTAGGGAAACAGATGGCGAAGGGGATCAACGAGGTCGCATTCGTGAACTCGATCCATCGTGAACCGATTTCGTTGGAGGTAGGGGATGAAGTCTGGTACTGGGCGGGCTTCGGTGTCGGACCCCGCCTGGAGGCCGTGATCATCGGAATCGGTGAGAAGAACGGCCAATTGGTTTACGACTGCGAAATCGAAGGCCCCACCGGGATCGAGAAGCGGTGGGGGTACGCAGATCAGTTCGAGAGGAGGGATGAAGAATGAAGTGCACGACGGTTGACTGCCCAAAAGAGGCTTCACATTGGTTACGATGTAACGGGGATAAGGTTCCTGAGGGCTGGGTATGTGAGGATTGTGCCCGCCGCATTCTAGCGGGTCTCCCCAAAGAATGTGATGCAATCCCGATCAACGAATTGGGAGAGCCGGTTGAGGGCCGAATACTTACTGGGAAAGAGGAAGCAAGCACCACCTAGAACCCTCCTTTGCGTAGGGCGGCGGTTTTCGCACTTTCCGCCGCCCTCTCCTTTGGAGACGACCGTGTAACGGAATGCAGACGGGCTTGACTCGGAGGTGAGCCTGAACTAGAATAGACCCACGGGAATAGCGTCGAGAAGGACGCCCCCGCGCCAAACGGCGTGGGGGTGTTTCTTTTAGAGGAGGCGATATGTCGCTATCGACGTTACTAGAACGTGGGTTAGGTCAGCGGACACGCGGCGTGGGTGAAACCACGTCGATCATCATGGCGGCGGAGGACAAGGGCGATTACATTTCCCGTCCGAGTTACACAAGCGACCTGCTAGCCGCGTACAGGGTTCACAGCTGGACGTATGCCGGGATCCGCGCTATCGGTCGAGCGGTCGCTAGGGTGCCGATTGTTGCGATTGAGTTCAAGCGAACCCCTAAGTTTTCATCCGTTCGGGAGTTCAAAGAAACGACCCAGATAAACAACTGGGCGGAGGCGTTTGAGGCGTGGCTCAAGTTCGAGCGGGCGACGGTTGTCGATCACGAAATCCTCGATCTGATTGAACATCCCCTTGATGAGGCTCAGTTGACCCGATACGACCTGATCTACGTTACGTCGGTCTACATCGATCTAGCCGGGGACGCGTACTGGGAGAAGCGGTTTTCCAACAAGGCAAAGACGAAGGTTGACGGCCTGTGGCCGAAGATTGATCCCCGGTATATGTACGCCATCCCCGATGAAAAGACGCTGATCGGCGGTTGGCTTTATCGAATAGGAACGCGGGCCGTCGTGTTTGACAAGGATGAGATTGTCCACTT